AAACTAAATGGTCGTGAAATTTACCTCGGTCCAAAGTATGATTATTCGGAAGATGATATTGCTAATATCGCAAATCAATATAATGCACAAATTGAAGACTTTACTGATGATCAAGTAGTTGAATTGATGACACATAAGAACATCGTTGCATGCTTCCAGGGTCGTTCAGAGAATGGTCCTCGGGCACTTGGTAATCGATCTCTTATGTTTGATCCTACCTTTAAGGATGGTAAAGACTTTGTTAACTTGATTAAGCGTCGAGAATACTTCCGTCCATTTGCTGGATCTATTCTTGCTGAAGATGTACATGAGTGGTTCGATCTACGCGGTATGGAAGATTCACCGCATATGATGTACGCTGTATCATGCAAGGATGGTATTGAGGAAAAGATTCCTTCAATTATTCACGTTGATGGTTCATGCCGTATTCAAACAGTATCTGAAGAAGATAATCCTCTTTACTATAAGATTATTAAGGCGTTCAAAGAAAAAACTGGTGTACCAATTATCTTTAATACGTCCTTTAACCTAGGTGGTGAACCATTGGTTGAGACTCTTGAAGATGCACTATGGACTCTGCAGCAAAGTGATATTCAATATCTCTATCTTCCAGAATATGGTAAGCTATTGACGGTTCCCAATCTTACGGTAATCTAAATGCGCAATGAGATTACTCATGTAAAAAATGTCCTAAGCCCCGAGGAGTGTCGTCTGATTATTGATGACCAACTCCCAAGGGTTGGACAAGCACTGGTTGGTGGTGGACTTGAACTTGCTAAAAAGATAAGAAAAAGCAATGTTTCGTTTATACCACACAATCATGATACTTTACGGCCGATAGTAAAAAAATTACATGATATTATAGCTGATATAGCTAGAACACGACATCAAACTGAAATTGCTGCATTTGAACATGCGCAGTTTACAGTCTATAAACCGATCGGGTTTTATAAACCACATGTTGATGTTCAAAGCATACCAGCAATGAGAACTATATCAGCTACAATAGAATTAAGCGATCCTAAAGACTATATTGGCGGTGGAATTACTATACATAATGTGGCTAAAGCAAAAGTTCAACCAAAGAATCAAGGAGGAATTATTACATTTCCTTCTTTAATGTTGCATGAAGCGAATACTGTTTGGTGGGGAACTCGGTACTCATTAGTGATATGGGGATTTGCTCGCCATCCAGCTGAGACTGATCCTAAGCTTGAAAAATGGTCGAAGAATAGATGAGCCTAAAAGATATTACATGGGACTTACATAAAGAAGCTGAGCAGAATAAATTTGCTCAGCTTTTATTGTCAGGTACTATTAACGATTATCAATATGCAATGTATTTAACAAATATGTTGATGATCTATATTGTGTTAGAAAGTAATGCTTCCGAGCATGGATTGCTTGACGATATTAATGATATTAAAAGATCTGACGCTATCAAAGCTGACTTAGAAAATCTCGAGCTTGATGAGTCAGAAAGAAAGTCGCTAAAACCAATGGCATCTACAGTTTTTTATATTAGTCATATATCTGACTTAGTTAAGATTAATCCAAATAGATTAATGGCGCATATATATGTTAGACATTTTGGAGATTTGTACGGTGGTCAGATTCTAAAGAAAAAGGTTCCTGGTACTGGTACGATGTATGAATTTAATAATCGTCAAGAATTAATTGCAAAGACTAGAGAAAAACTCACTGATGATCTTGGTCCAGAAGCACGTAAAGGCTTTCAGTTTGCAATAGACGTATTTAAGGATCTGGTCAATGAGCTTAATCTTTGATGAGCTATCAAATCACGCTGAGATATTTAAGAACATATTAAATGAGAACTTGGATAAGTCTGATGAGACTCATGACTTTCCATGGACTAATTTAGTATATACTGGAAATGGAGTTCGACGAGCTCATCTAGATATAGTAGATAAGCGCGAAGAAAAGAAGTTATATATGATGCACCTTTGCATCTTTCCAGATGTATTTTGCGATGCTCCAATATATGGATTTGATCTCATTGCCGGGCCAAATAAAGTGACTGGCGCATTTCATGACTTTAGTCCTGTTAATAATTCTGAGCATCCTCTTGTTTTAGACTTTGCAAAGTCAGCAAAGGGATACTCATGGAGTAAGGAAAGAGTATTGCCGGATTGGGCAAAGGCAATCTTTTCTCCAAATATGGTTGCTGCTGGAAATGTAAAAGATAGAAAAGAGCTTTCTGAAGTGCTTGATTTATCTGCATCTAACCTATTAAAGTACATATCCTATCTTTCGCAAGAATCTATGCCAGGTGATATCGACTATACTGAATATCAGAATAGATATTGCCAATTTCAAAAACAAAATCCACACACCCCTAGAGTTATGGAAAGTCTCGGATATGATACCGAAACAGTCCAGACTTTTATTCAGACTTGTTTATTCCCTGAAATATAGCGTATAAATATAGTAATACAATATGCTTTAGAAGCCTTATTGTTATAAATAGATGTTAGAGGATAACTATTTATGGCTATATACGCAAATCTTACCGTTGATCAGGGATCAGACTTTACTTCCACTGTGTCGGTGGTTGATGCATTGAATGCTCCTTTAGATTTAACTGGATACACTTTCAGGGGTCAAGTGCGCAAGACATATACTTCATCTACTGCTGTAGATTTTACTCTTATTTCTAATGCACCTTTAACTGGAGATATTTTATTAAGCTTATCTTCTGCGCAAACTGCTGAAATGAAAGCCGGAAGATACCATTATGATGTAGAAATAGTATCGGCTGGTAATACGGTAACGCGCGTACTTGAAGGACAGTTAGAAGTAACACCAAGAGCAACGAGAGTAGTATAATGTCAAATATCAAAGCTACAGTCGGAGTTAATCCAGCCAATAGAATACAAGGCAAAGTAAACGCCTCTAATTCTATTGTCACAAAAAATGTGAATATCGGCCCAAAGAATTCTTTAGATGATATGTCAGATATTGATATGTCATTAAAGGAGCAAGGTGCTATGTTGGTATGGGATGCAACTGCTAATGTCTGGCGAGCTAAACAGCATCTAGAAGATGGTACTAGCTTTGAAGGCGGACAGTATTAATTTCATTGGAGAATAATAAGAAATGTCAACTATTTTAAGAGTAAAACGAAGTAGTACTGCTGGTAATCCTAGCGTACTTGCCTCTGGTGAATTAGCGTACTCTGCAGCGGATCCTGGTTCGGTTGCTGGCGGTGGTCGCCTATATATTGGTATTGGTGCTGAAACAAACGGAGATGCTGCATCTCACTTAGTTATCGGTGGACAATATTTTACCGATAAGCTTGATCATACTCTCGGCGTACTTACTGAAAATTCTGCTATCCTAGTTGATGCCGATAAAAAAGTAGATAATCTAAAAGTAGATAATCTAGACTTTAATGGCAATACTATCTCGTCAACTGATTTGAATGGTAATATCATTCTAGATCCAGATGGTTCTGGTCTTATTTCAGCATCATCAACTCGTATTGTCAATATTGCTGATCCAATTAACGCACAAGATGCTGTTACTCGTGGCTATATTGAAAGCGGTAATGCTAATGTTTACTTTAATAATATTGATGCTGCTGGTGATTTGCAGATTGATGGTAACTTGATCGTTGGTGGTACAACCACTACTGTATCTGCTCAGAACTTATCTGTTGCGGATAACATGATTTACTTAAACCAAGCGATCTTAACCGAAATCGCCGGTGCTGTTGGAGATGGTACAGAGGTAATTTATACTACAGCCGATACTCATAACTATGTTATTGGTATGACAGTATCTGTTATTGGATGTACTCCAGCAAGTTTTGATATTACCGATGCGATAATTACTGACATAACTTCTACTACATTTACTGTCGCTTCTACTAATACTGATACATTCGTGTCAGGTGGTACAGCTCGTGCTAAAACATCTACTAACCCTGACCTTGGTTGGGCTGCAGGCTATAACGATGGGTCATATGCCCACGCTGGTTTCTTCCGAGATGCATCTGACGGTAGGTTCAAGGTATTCGATAGTTATATTCTAGAGCCAGACGAAGATGTATTTATTGATACTACTCACGCTTCATTCTCGTTATCAGAAATTGAAGCTGAGAATTTCTATGGTGACTTAATAGGTAATGCAAGTACTGCAACCGTATTAGAAACCGCACGTACGCTTTCAATTTCCGGTGATGCAACTGGTTCACAAACTTTTAACGGTGGATCAGATTCAGATATTAATATTACATTAGCTGATACTGCGGTAACTGCTGGAACCTATGGTTCACAGACTGAAATTCCAGTATTCACAGTTGATTCAAAAGGTCGATTAACTGCTGCTAGCACAGTAGCTGTTGCAACAACGCTTGGTATCAATGCTGATAACGCAACAAGCACTTCGATTAACCTATTAAATGAAACTTTAACGATTGCCGGTGGAACTGGTATTACTGCAGGCGCTGATAGCGGCACAGATACAATTACGTTCACACTCGATGATACTGCTGTAGTTGCAAATTCATACGGTGCTGCTGATACTATTCCAACATTTGATGTTGATGCACAAGGTCGTCTAATTGCTGCAGCTGATGTGCCAATTAGCATCGTGTCTACTCAAATTACTGACTTTAATGAAGCAGCACAAGATGCTATTGGATTAGCAATTGCTGCTGGTACCCAAACTAATATCTCAGTACAATACGATGATCTAAACAATGCTGTTGATTATTCGATTGCAACTGCAACTAGCTCTATACTTGGTGTTGCTAAATTTAGTACAAGCAATTTCTTAGTGTCAAATGGTGATGTTACTTTAATTGAGGCTGACGGCGGAACATATTAATGGCAAATGTAAGTAGTAGACAAGGACTAATTGATTACTGTTTGCGCCGACTCGGTGCACCAGTAATTGAAATCAATGTCGACGATGATCAAATAGACGATAGAATTGATGATGCTCTGCAGTTATACCAAGAGTATCATCATGACGCTACTATTAAAATTTATATGAAACACCAAGTTACACAAGATGATATCAATAATAAGTATATTCCTATTAACGATAATATCATATATGTAACACGTGTTTTACCTTTATTATCCGAGTCTAGTACAATAAACATGTTCGATATTCAATATCAGATGCATATGAATGACTTATATGACCTGAGCTATATTGGAGATCTTGTACACTACGAAATGGTACAACAATACATGTCATTGCTAGATATGAAAATAAATGGCCAAGGTGAATTTATTCGGTATAATCGCCATATGAATTTACTTCATATTGATATTGACTGGGAAAATACAGTAAGTGTTGGCGATTATATTGTGGTTGAATGCCAACGCATAGTTGATCCAGGAACGTATAGCGATGTATACAATGATATGTTCCTTAAGCAATATGCTACTGCTCTGATTAAACAACAATGGGGTGCTAACCTAATTAAGTTTGAAGGTATGACACTCCCAGGCGGTATTACGTTAAATGGTAGACAGCTCTTTGATGATGCCACAACTGAAATCCAAACTATTAGAGAACAAATGCAATTAAATTATGAAACTCCAGTTGACTTCTATGTGGGGTAAGTTATGGCAACTAATGTCTACTTTTCACAAAAGGTAAGAGCAGAACAACACCTTTATGAAGATATAGTCATTGAGTCTCTTAAGATGTATGGGCAAGACGTTTATTATCTTCCCAGAAATGTCGTAAGTATCGATACTATATTGAATGAAGATATCGAATCTAATTTTGATGCATCATATACGATTGAGATGTATATTGAAAATCAAGAGGGATTTGAAGGCGATGGCGATATCCTTTCTAAGTTCGGAGTAGAGATCCGAGACCAAGCTAACTTTATAGTTTCTAGACGTAGATGGGAACAACTAGTCGGTGTCTATAATAATGGTATCAGTTCGGATAGGCCGAATGAAGGTGATCTAATTTACCTTCCGCTATCTAAGTCATTATTTGAAGTTCGTTTTGTTGAAGACGAAACTCCGTTCTATCAGTTATCAAATCTTCCGGTATACAAACTACAATGCGAAGTATTTGAATATTCTGGTGAAAGCATTAACACTGATAATACAGTACTAGACAACTTACTTAATCAGAGTATTGCTGGCGAGATTACGTTATCACTTGATCCGACAGATAACAATGGTATAGAATTTATACTCGGCGAAGCAGTCCAACAAGAAATCACAGCAGGTAGTGGCGAATATGTTACTGGTAGAGTTGCTAACTATGAACCGGCAAAGAATTTAATCCATATCACTGATTGGGCAACAACTGATGGGAAATACCACGTTTTCAATGGTGGTCTTTCGTTAACTGGTCTAGAGTCTGGAGCAGTCCATGATGTAGTAGATGTGTATGATATGAATTCACCGAAGGTCAAAGATACAATGTACAATGATCCGTTAGCTCAGAATCAAGATTTTGAAAGAGCGGCAGATGATATTATAGATTTCAGTGAAAACAATCCGTTTGGAGATATATTATAATGTTGTCAGATCATTTTTATCATGCGACTATACGCAGAACTATTGCTGCATTCGGCTCTATCTTTAATGATATAAAGGTAGTAAGAAAAGATGGAGACGGCCAAGTTCGTCAAATCACGCGGGTACCATTAGCATATGGTCCTAAGCAAAAGTTTTTAGCGCGCGTTACTGGTGATAGCAAGTTATCGAATGAAGCAATCGTTGCAATCAAATTGCCGCGCATGTCATTTGAGATTACATCATTGGAGTATGATCCACAATCCAAAATCGGAAAGATGAATAAACTTCGTCGAGGAAGTATTACCGATGGATCACAACAGATAGTCTATACTAATTCTCCATATAAGATCGGAATCTCTCTGTCTATATTAGCAAAAAACCAAGATGATGCTTTGCAAGTAGTTGAGCAAATCTTACCGTACTTTCAACCAGAATATACAATTACGATTAATGAAATTCCTGAAATCGGCGTAAAGGGCGATATTCCAATCGTGCTTACAGGTGTCAATTTAACAGACGACTATGAAGGCGATTATTTAACTCGTAGAGCTATCATATACACGTTAGACTTTTCGACTCGAGTGCGATTCTATGGTCCTATACAGGATAAGAATGTAATCTTAACTTCTTCTGTTGACATAAATAACTTAGAAACGTTTGGATTTATTGAAGAGGCTACAGCTGAAGCTGCAGCAAATACTGATCTGACTAATCAAACCTTGGTTGATGCATATGATGATGTATCAGAAGGTATAGACGAAACTGATGATAATGCGATTACGTGATGAATAAAAATAAAGATGATATAGATGACGATTACGAATTTGCTAGATCTAAATATTATAATCTAGCAGAGAAAGGTGATGAAGCAATTGAGCTAATGATGGAACTAGCACGTGAATCTGAGCATCCGCGTGCCTTTGAAGTACTATCAAATATGATGAAACAAAATGCTGAAGTTGCTGATCGTCTAATGGAACTACAAAAGAAAAAGAAAGAAGTTCGAGCTGAATCAAAAACAGCAGCTTTACCGAACAGTAATCTAACCCAAAATAATGTATTTGTCGGAAGCACTACTGATTTACAGAGAATGCTAGGCAAGAAATTTGAAGAGAAAGCAAATGTCATTGACGCTGAAGAATAGTGATGCTGGATATTTAGGCAATCCAAATATTAAGCGGGATGGCATCCAACAAAACTTTTCAGAAGATGAAGTACGAGAATATGTAAGATGTATGAAGGATCCTTCGTACTTTGCTCGTAAATATATTAAAGTAATATCTCTTGATGAAGGTCTAGTACCATTTGACCTATACCCATATCAAGAAAAAATGTTTGATCATTTCAAGTCTAATCGATTCTCTATTGTATTAGCATGTCGACAATCAGGTAAATCTATTTCTTCTGTTGCGTACCTATTGTGGTATGTTACATTTCATCCAGAAAAAACTGTTGCAATCCTGGCGAACAAAGGTGCTACTGCACGTGAGATGTTAGCAAGGATTACATTGATGTTAGAAAATCTGCCATTCTTTTTACAGCCAGGATGTAAAGCTGTAAACAAAGGATCTTTAGAATTCTCAAATAACTCGCGTATTATTGCAGCTGCAACATCTGGTTCCTCTATTCGTGGTATGTCAGTTAACCTACTCTTCCTAGACGAGTTTGCATTTGTTGAAAATGATGCACAATTTTATACTTCTACATATCCTGTAATTGCTGCAGGTAAAAATACTCAAGTAATTATTACATCTACTGCGAATGGCATTGGCAATGTGTATCATAAGCTATATGAGGGAGCAATACAAGGCACAAATGAATTTAAGCCATTCCGAGTAGATTGGTGGGATGTACCTGGTAGAGACGAAGAATGGAAAAGACAAACAGTATCCAATACATCTCAACTACAGTTTGATCAAGAGTTCGGAAACAATTTCTTAGGTGTTGGTAATACGCTTATCTCGCCAGACGCATTGCTTAATCTTAAATCCTATGACCCTATATCATATAATCACAATGTCAATGTATACGAAAATCCTATCCAAGGGCATGAGTATATGATGTTTGTGGATGTTGCAAAGGGAAGAGGACAGGACTATTCTACGTTTAATATTATAGACACTACTTCTAGGCCATTTAATCAAGTTGCTGTCTTTAGAGATAATAACATATCTCCGATATTATATCCTGATGTAATATACAAATATGCTAAAATGTATAATGAAGCATATGTAGTTATTGAGTCTAATGACCAAGGCGCTGTCGTTTGTAATGGATTATATTATGATCTAGAATATGAGCACGTATATGTTGAGTCTATGATTAAAGCAAACTCGATTGGTATTACGATGACGCGTAAAGTAAAACGTATTGGTTGCTCTAATATAAAAGACTTAATCGAGCAGAACAAAATTAAAATTAATGATTCAAATACTATAATAGAACTATCTACGTTTGAATCAAGAGGAACGTCGTACGAAGCAGCAAGAGGTAATCATGACGACTTAGTAATGAATTTAGTGCTTTTTGCATACTTCACTACTACTGCATTTTTTAATGATCTTACTGATATTGACTTAAAGTCAATGCTATATCATGAAAAGACTAGGGCAATTGAAGATGATATTGTTCCAGTTGGCATAATGAGTGATGAATTAGACTCAAATTCTAATTTTATCGTCGAAGACGGTTTAGTTTGGGAAGAAGTGAAGTTCACATAAAAAGCTAGAAAACGTTTATATTATAAATAATGATTAGATTGATATAAATACCTTATTATGTGTCATATAATAATATAGAGTTTTCATCTATTTTGGAAGAGGAATAAACATGGCTTTTCAAGTATCACCAGGTGTGCAGGTTCGAGAAATCGATCTGACTAACGTGGTTCCTGCAGTATCTACCTCTATTGGTGGTTTTGCAGGAGCTTTTAACTGGGGACCTGTTGAAGAGATCGTTACAGTTGGTTCTGAAAAAGAACTCGCCTCGATCTTTGGCACTCCAGACTCAACTACTGCGACAGACTATTTAACTGCAGCATCGTTCTTACAGTACGGCAATGCACTTAAAGTTGTTCGAGCAGCTACTACTAACCTCAATGCCGTAACTGGTGGAGGTACTGGTAGATTAATTAAAAATCAGGATGACTATGACAATGCTGTAATTACAGAAAGCTTTGTCGCAAAATATCCTGGAATTTTAGGTAACTCATTAAAGATTTCAACATGTCCAGCAGGAAATTCTGCACTATTTACTGGTTGGGCGTATGCTAGTCAGTTTGATGCAGCTCCTGGTACTTCTGACTACGCTTTAGCGCGCGGCGCAGCTAATGATGAAATTCACGTTGCAATTATTGATGAAGATGGTGCATGGACTGGTACTGCTGGTACTGTTCTAGAAACATTTGCATTTCTTTCATTAGCATCAGATGCTAAAGCTTCAGATGGTACTGCAAACTATTACGTAACAGCATTAAATAATCGATCTAACTACGTATGGTTCGGTGCGCATTATAGCCTATATGGTGGATATGCTGGAATGACTGCTGCTGCGGTTGCTGCTGATGAAACTGCAGGTGGTGATTTCTTAGGTGGTGCAACTCCTGCGATCATCGATGATTCGTTTGCTGGCGGTACTGATGATAACGAACTAACTACAGGTGAGCTCGCTATTGCACTTGATTTACTCGCAGATGCTGAGACTGTAGACGTTAACCTAATATTCGCTAATCCTGGTGTTGATGCAACTACTAATGCACAAAAACTATTAGCTATTGCAACTGATCGTAAAGATTGCGTTGCGTTTGTTTCTCCTTCAATTTCAGATACAGTAGCTGCTTTAAATGCTGCTGCAGCTGTTACTGCTGTTAAAGACTTCGCAGATGGATTAACTTCTACATCATACGGTGTAATCGATTCAACTGCTCTGAAGGTATATGACAAATATAACGACACATACCGCTGGATTCCTGCGTGTGGTCACATTGCTGGTCTTTGTGCTAGCACTGATGATGCGGCTGATCCTTGGTTCTCTCCTGCTGGATTTACTCGTGGTCAACTCCTAGGAGTTACTAAGATTGCGTTGAATCCTAAGCAAGCTGACCGTGATACGCTTTATAAAGCACGTGTTAATCCAATCACCTCTTTCCCTGGACAAGGTATTGTTCTGTATGGTGATAAGACTGCACAAGCTAAACCTTCTGCATTCGATCGTATCAACGTTCGTAGATTGTTTATTGTCCTTGAAAAGGCAATTTCAACTGCAGCTAAATATCAACTATTCGAATTTAACGACGAGTTTACTCGTGCAATGTTCCGCAATATGGTAGAACCATTCCTTCGCGATGTTAAAGGTCGCCGTGGTATTACTGACTTTGCGGTTGTATGTGATGAAACGAATAACACTGGCAATATTATAGATACCAATCAGTTTGTTGCGGATATCTACATTAAGCCGGCACGTTCTATTAACTTCATTACATTGAACTTCATTGCTACGCGTACTGGTGTTGAATTCTCTGAAATCATCGGTCAATAAGGAGAATATAAGAGATGGCTATTTTAGGCGTAGATGACTTTAAGTCAAAATTAACCGGTGGTGGTACTCGAGCAAACTTATTTAAAGTTGAAATGGGTTGGCCTGCTGGTATTGCAGCTGGAGCTTCAGAATCAGAGGTTGGCGGATTCCTTATTAAAGGTGCTCAACTTCCTTCTTCTGTCATTGGTCCAATCATGGTTCCTTTCCGTGGACGTCAACTCCAAATTGCTGGAGATCGTACATTCGAACCATGGAGTATTACTATAATTAACGATACAAACTTTGTATTACGTAATGCATTTGAGCAGTGGATGAATCTCATCAACAATCATAATGCAAATACTGGTGCAACTGATCCAGCAGATTACTTTGCAGACGCAACAGTTCATCAGTTGGATAAAGATGGTACAAGTCTTAAGTCGTACTCTTTCCGTGGCCTATGGCCAACTAACGTTTCTGCTATCGATTTGAGTTATGATACTGCAGATACGATTGAAGAATTCACAGTAGAACTTCAGGTTCAATACTGGGAATCAGACACTACTTCTTAAGCGTAATAAATAGTATGAGGGGAGGATTTTCTCCCCTTGTATTATTATAGGAAAAGAAATGGCTGAAATATTTGGGTTTGAAATTAAGCGCAAGAGCGAAAAGGAAATTGCGAAAAAGCAAAAGTCCTTTGTTGTTCCTTTAGAAGATGATGGCTCTAGCTATATACAAGCTAGCGGCGGACATTTTGGTCAATACGTAGATTTATCTGGAACTGAAAATGCTAAATCAGATGCTGATCTGATTAGGCGTTATCGCGATATTGCACAACATCCAGAATGTGATGCTGCAATAGAAGACATCATTAATGAATCAATTGTGTCTGATAGCAATTCTGCACCAGTTGAACTGATTACTGATGACTTAGATTATCCTGATAATATTAAAAAATCAATCAGGGAAGAATTCGAAAAAGTAGTTGAGCTTTTGCAGTTCAATCATTATGGACATGAAATATTTCGTCGATGGTATGTAGATGGTAGATTGTTCTATCATATAATTGTTGATGAATCAAGTCCAAAGCAAGGTATATTAGAGTTAAGGCCAATTGATCCTACTCGAATCCGTAAAGTAAAAGAAGTAGAAAAAGAAAAAGATCAAGCTACTGGCGCAGATGTAATTAAGTCAGTAAAAGAATTCTACATATATCAAGATTCAGAAATGTCTGGTGCTGGTGCTGGATTTAAGATTAGCCCAGACGCTATTCAATATATTACTTCTGGATTATTAGATCCATCACGCAAAAGAGTTCTATCTTATTTGCACAAAGCAATTAAGCCTGTTAACCAATTGCGCATGATGGAAGACTCATTGGTAATCTACAGATTATCAAGGGCACCAGAACGTCGCATATTCTATATTGATGTAGGTAACTTGCCAAAAGGTAAGTCAGAAGAATACCTCAAAAACATAATGAATCAGTATAGAAATAAAATGGTTTACGATGCGAATACCGGTGAGGTAAAAGATGATCGTAAACATATGTCATTGCTTGAAGACTTTTGGCTTCCACGACGTGAAGGCGGCCGTGGTACAGAAATTACTACACTTCCAGGTGGAGAAAACCTAGGACAAATCGATGATATTATCTACTTCCAAAAGAAGTTATATAAGTCATTAAATGTTCCAGTAAATAGGTTAGAGCAAGAAGCACAGTTCTCACTTGGTCGTTCAACAGAAATATCACGCGATGAAGTAAAGTTTCAAAAGTTTATTAATCGCTTACGTAAAAAGTTTTCTTGGTTATTCCTCGATGTGCTTAAAACACAACTCATACTCAAGGGTATTATTACAGAAAATGATTGGAAAGACATTCGCGAAAATATAGTAGTTGACTATATTAAAGATTCTCACTTTTCTGAGCTTAAAGATGCTGAAATTCTGAGAGAAAGAATGTCATTGCTGCAAGAGATTGATCAGTTTGTTGGTAATTATTATTCTATTGAATGGGTACGTAAAAATATTCTAATGCAAAGCGATGAAGATATCGAAGACATGAAAAAGCAAATTGATGATGAAAGAAGCTCTGGTGAAATGGTGGACGAAGACGATTTGTAAGTTAAAAATCGTTTTATTATAAATATAGTATAGGAATTATAAATATGAATGATATTGAAGATTTAGTTAATAGTTTACAAAACGATAAAATAGCTGATGCTAATAACCTATTTAATCAAGCCTTAGGCGCAAAGATAACTGATGCGCTTAACACCAAAAAGGTAGAGCTCGCTAATCAAGTTTATAACGGAATGGAATTAAATACTGATGCTAACACTGAAACAGATACAACAGAATCTGAATGAAGCTGCTACAGTAGTAAAGAAGCTTAAGGTTGGAAAGAAATCTCAAGCTGTTATTACTAAGAACGGTTCAAAGTTTGCAGTGACAATTGATGGCGAAGTGTTAGATTCTAACTACAAGTCTGCAGCCGAAGCAGAAAAATCAGCTAAAGAATTTGCTGATTTAATGGGAGCATAAATGAAGCTTATAACAGAACATTTAGAATCTGAGCTTAACTACATAGTAGAAGCCAAAGACGGTAAAAAGAATACTGTCATTGAAGGCATCTTTATGCAGGCCGAATCAAAGAATCGTAATGGCAGAATTTATCCACGAGATGTCATGGAAAAAGCTGTCAATAAATACGTAACAGAACAAGTAGCTAAGGGTCGTGCTGTCGGTGAGTTAAATCATCCCGATGGTCCTACGATTAACTTAGATAAAGTTTCACATCGCATTACTGAACTCTCTTGGGACGGAAATAATGTAATGGGAAAAGCACTCGTACTTGATACTCCTATGGGTCAAATTGTAAAAGGTTTGGTCGAAGGCGGTGTTCAACTGGGTGTTTCTAGTCGTGGTATGGGTACACTTGTGCAAAGGCAAGGGGTAAACGTTGTAGGGAATGATTTTATTCTTTCGACGGTGGACATTGTCCAAGATCCCTCAGCTCCTGAAGCCTTCGTTAATGGGATTATGGAAGGCGTTGAATGGATTTGGGATAATGGCATACTCAAAGCACAAGATATTGAAAAATATGAGACTGAAATCAAAAGAGCATCTTCATCCCAGTTGGCCGAAAGTCAGCTGAAGGTGTGGCAAGATTTCCTCTCAAAACTTTAACTCTAGATTATTAAGGAGTGTAATATATGTCTGAAGAGACTAAAACAGAAGAGTTAGATCTCATTGAGGACGTTACTGAAGTACAGCTCCAAGATGATGACCTCGTTGAAGACGTTGAAGTTGAGACCGAGGAAGCCATCGTGGAAGATGCAGATGTTTTAGAAGAAGCCAAAGATGAAGAAGATGCTTCTGTAGCAGCTACAAAGAAAGCTGCAGATGCAACTACTCAGGCTGAAGTACCTAAAACAAAAGCTGGCTTAATTCAAGCTATGTACAAAGAAATGTCATCGATGAGCAAAGAAAAGCTCGTCGCAGCATATGAAAAGTTCAACGCTAAGGAAAGCGATGACATGGATATGGATGACGAAGATGAAGACGAAAAAATGGTAGAGACTAAGGGTAAAGTAAAAGAGTCATATGACTTTACTGCTGACCTTGACGCTCTTGTTTCATCTGATGAAACGCTTGCTGAAGGATTCCAAGAAAAAGCAGCAACAATTTTCGAAGCGGCCGTTAAGACTAAGGTTAGTGCAGAAATTGATCGTCTAGAAGCTGAGTACACTCAGTCTTTAGAAGAAGAAACTGCTTCAATCAAATCTGATCTCGTTGAGAAGGTAGATGGTTACCTTAACTACGTAGTTGAGAATTGGATGGAAGAAAACAAGGTTGCCATCGAAAGTGGTCTTCGTACTGAAATCGCCGAGTCATTTATGGCTTCGTTGAAAGGCGTATTTGTCGAGCATTATATTGATGTACCTGAATCCAAAGTTGATTTGGTAGATGATCTTGCAGCTCAAGTTGTAGAGCTAGAAGAGCATTTGGCAACATCTACGCAGGACAATATCCGTTTGAACGAGTCTGTTCAAGCATTCCAGCGATTAGAAATTATCGCAAATGCATCTAAAGATTTAGCTGATACTCAAGTTGAGAAACTTAAGTCATTGGCAGAAGATGTTGACTTTGATGATGCTGAAACTTTTGCTAAGAAAGTTGCAACATTGAAAGAGTCTTATTTTGCAAAACCAGTTGTTAATAACAATGAAGAAGTTGTTGTAGGCGATGATGAGCAAGCTGAGCTTTCTCCAATCATGGCACAATATACTGCCGCATTAACCAAAACTTTAAAAAAGTAAATTAGGAGTAACTAATGTTTAATTCAGAACAAATCCAGGAAAAATGGGCGCCGATCCTCGAGCACTCTGAGATTCCTTCAATTCAGGATAACTACAAGAAGAGCGTAACTGCAATACTTCTTGAGAACCAAGAAAAAGCTCTCCGCGAAGAGCGTGGTGCAATGGGTTTCATGACTGAAACTGCTGCTAACGCTACTACTGGCGGTACTGGCAACATGGCTAACTGGGATCCCGTCCTGATCAGCCTCGTTCGTCGTGCAATGCCTAACCTTATGGCTTATGACGTAGCTGGTGTTCAGCCTATGTCTGGTCCTACTGGTTTGATCTTCGCTATGAAGAGCAAGTACACTTCACAGGGTGGCACAGAAGCTTTGTTTGACGAAGCAAATGCTGGCTTCTCTGGTAACGGTACTGCAAACGGCGGTGATTCTTCATCTGTTGCTGGTACTACTGGTACTGATGCTAACACTGACGGCGTAGAAGATAGTTTTGCTGTTGGCGCTGGTCTTGCTACAGCTGATGGTGAAGCTCTTGGTAACAGTGGCGATCCTTTCGCTCAGATGGCTTTCTCAATCGAGAAGACTAGCGTAACTGCTAAGACTCGTGCACTCAAAGCTGAGTACACTATGGAATTGGCACAGGACCTTAAAGCAATCCACGGTCTTGACGCTGAAAGCGAACTCGCTAACATTCTTTCAGCTGAGATCCTTGCTGAAATCAACCGTGAAGTTATCCGCACTATCAACGTTAAAGCGAAGCTTGGTGCACAGACTTCTAACGTTGCTGCTCCTGGTACTTTCGACGTTGAAACTGATTCCGATGGTCGTTGGTCAGTTGAGAAGTTCAAAGGTCTCATGGTTCAGATCGAGCGTGAAGCTAACGCAATTGCTAAAGACACTCGTCGCGGCAAAGGTAACTTCATTATCTGTTCTTCAGACGTAGCTTCTGCATTGACTGCAGCTGGTATGCTTGATTACACTCCTGCTCTTGCAGCTAACCTGAACGTTGACGATACTGGTTCAACATTCGCTGGTGTATTGAACGGTCGCACTAAGGTCTATATCGATCCTTACGCAACTCGTGACTACGTAACTGTTGGTTACCGTGGTACTAACCCATACGACGCAGGTCTCTTCTACGCTCCTTACGTTCCATTAACAATGGTTCGTGCGGTTGGCGAGGTTGACTTCCAGCCACGTATCGGGTTTAAGACTCGCTACGGTATGGTTGCTAACCCATTTGCGGGTGGCGCCTCTTCTAGTGAAACTGGTACTAACCGTGCAAACCAGTACTACCGCATCTTTGCAGTAGAAAACATCCTCGTATAATGGATGAAAAAAAGAAGTAAGTTTTAACTTACCATTTTTAAGGGGATCTTCGGATCCCCTTTTTTTATTGTATAAATATAGTTGTAACCTAATATGAGGTATTGCTATGCCATACGAAAATAATATAAGCTTTTCAGCTGGAGGTCAACCTGCTTCTACAGTCGAAAACTTAAATTTTGTAAATCCTGGATCGTTCAGGTTAGTGATAGACACTCTTAAGTACCCTAATGCACAATTTATGGTACAAGCTGCTGCTATTCCTACAATATCTGCAACTGGTGCACAGTATAGTACTCCACAAAGAAATATATTTGCAAGTCCAGATAAAGTCGAATATGAATCTTTGACTGTAACATTCCTTATAGACGAATACTTAACTAACTACATGGAAATACATGATTGGTTGTTTGGTATGGTATCAGAGGTTGACGATAAGGCCACAAGGAAAACGCGGGATTTATCTTTATTAGTACTTGATTCAAACAATAACTTAGTGAAGACAATTAAGTTTGTAGATGCATTTCCGACTAGCCTTGGATCGTTACCATTTGATATAACAATTACTGACGTTGAATACTTGTCTGCTGCAGTGACATTTGAATATAGTTATTTCAAAATAGAGTAAACTGTGATATAATATATAATTTTGAATTGATTTAGGAAATATTATGACTTTAGATAAGATACTTGAAATGTGGGCAAAAGACGCAGTAATAGATGATATACGGTTGGATGAAGCATCTAAGAATGGTGCTGCACTTCATGCAAAATACCTAGAACTACTCTCAATGAATAAGCTCTCGCTAAAAAGGCGAGAAGCTGAATTCAAAGTCTTGCTCAAAAATAAATGGCTATGGTATAATGGTAAACTTGATAAGGCCAGGATGGATGAACTTGGTTGGCCATATGATGCACTCAATGGGCTCAAGATTCTAAAAGGTGAGATGGATTATTATTATGACTCCGATCCGCATATCCAAGAAGCACAAGCTAGAATTGATTACCTGAAAACTGTGATAGATACACTAGAAGAAATTATTAATAATATTAGATGGCGACACTCTACAATTAAAAACATTATTGATTGGCGTCGGTTTGAATCAGGTAGTTAATGGACATCATAAAGGTTCGTAACAAAAATCATGCCTTTCTATACGTAGAATGTGAACCATCTATAGCTAATGAGATTGTAGATTTTTTCACATTCTATGTTCCTGGCTATAAGTTTATGCCAGCCTATAAAAATAAAATATGGGATGGGAAGGTTAGACTTTATGATGTTCGAACAAAAGAATTGCCTGCAGGATTATTTAAGTACCTACAAGAATTCGCAGCTACACCTGGTAGAGACTATAGCTTAGAAGTTATTCATGACAATTACTATGGTATGGCTGGTGCAATAGCAGAGTCAGATATATCATTCATAGATGATCTAACGCTATCGTCGCGTGGCGAACAGATCTTCCCAAAGGATTACCAACTAGAAGCAATTGATTATGCGCTTAGGAATAAGCGTGGACTATTAGTGTCACCTACAGCTTCTGGTAAATCACTTATCATATACTCACTAATTCGTGCGTATCTACAAAGGAATGACAAGAAAGTAATCATTATTGTACCTACAAC